CTTGAGCACCAGCGCGTTGCTGCCGACGTTATGCACGATCATCAGCCGGCCGTCGCTGCCGCCGGTAAGGCCGGTCAGGTCGCGCGAGGCGTCCGTCGATAGGCGCAGCGTGCTTGCGGTAGCGAGCCCCGTAGGCGCGTAGTCGTTCGTGTTCGCGGTGAGCTGCGCAGGGGTGATGTCGGCGGTCAGGGCGAATGCGGAAGTTGCCGCCGCTGTTACGTTTGTTGCGTTTGTTGCACTTGTCGCACTTGTTGCGCTATCAGCCAGTAGCGCAGTCTGGACAACCTTTCCGTCCGCATTCAGAGACGCCACGCCGTTGGCGGCGGCCTTTTGCGTGAGAGGTATGGCGCTGGCAGCGCTTACCGCTGCAGCAGCAGCGTCGCTTGCCGCAGATCCCGCCGAACTCGCCGCGCTCGCAGCACTCGCCGCCGCGCTTGTTGCCGCCCCATTGATGTCCAACACTACTTGAGCGACCAGGCGGCACGCCACACCAGTTGAAGTCCCCGCACTCCATGCTTTCACGTCGGCATCAGTGACACCCGTGATCCCCGCAGCCGTTCCACGCGAAACCGTGAATGAGGCTGCCCCGGCAGCGTGGGCCGTGACTTTCATCGTCTCGATGTTGCCTGCGCCATCGAAGATCGTCAGATACGACCAGTCCGTTCCGGTAACAATCGGAAACTTCGACCCGCTTCCTGCGATAGTGACCGTCTGCCCGCTACCTGCAGTCGCCGAGAGAGATACTGCCAGCGTCGACGCGGCGTTGTCTTTGAGTACGAGTTGACCCATCAGGCTTTACCTCCGGTGATACGGCCCACAAAGTCCGCCATTGCGGCCTGGGCACGGTTCGAGTTCACGTGCTCGTCATCCTTGCTCTCGACCATCGACACGCAGTAGGCGACCAGCGCGGGCGCATAGGTTTCAGGGAGAGGGACATTGTTGGTGGTTGACGTGAGCGCGGCCGGGATCGCCACGTACATGATGGTCAACGTCTCCCCGCCAGCCTGCTTCGGGTAGGCGAAGAACACCAGAGGCTCGTTGCCGAGCCTCAACCAGTTCTGGATCGCGCCAGCCGCATCGGTCTGCCACTGCGGGTTGAACGCGCTCATGGTGGCGTAGTCGGCATACGGAACCCCAATCACTTCGATCAGGGAGTGCGCGAGGTTCGTATCCAGCACCTGCCGCGAACCGGCAGAACAGGTGTAGGTCGCCGTTTGGGTGAAGAGCTGGGGCAACAGCGTCAGTGTCGCCTTGATGGCATCGTTCAGCCACCCTGTGATCTCCGAGTCTTCTGTCCGATAAGGAGCTTCGGTGTCGTTCGTAAGGATGCGAACCTTGTCGATGACGTTCTGGACAGTTACGGTGTAGGTGCGGGGCATCAGACGAAGCCTCCACTGAACCGCGGGCGAGCCCGGGTGAAGCCATTGGCTGCAGATCCGGTAGCCTTCGCGATGGCCGACTCGAAATAGCCAAGGTTGAGTGCCACCCGATCTGGATCCGCCCAGGCCACATCCTTCATGTCCATCATCTTGGCCTTGCACCCGGCCACCAGCGCCAAGCGGTACTGGCTGTAGAACCAGTCATCGATGCCGGTCGCCGTCATGGCAGGACGGATGGACGCCTTGATCTCGAGCGCACCGGTCGCGGCATCGGCCGGCGCCGGCACCAGCATGATCGCATCCGTCGCCTGGTGCGTGAAGTGCTCGGGCGTTCCCGTTTCAGCGGTCCAGTCGCCGTACTTGTCCTTGAGGTAGCCGGGAGACTTTGGCGTGATCTCGTCGCCGTTGAACCAGGCCGAGACGACATCGACAAGCTCGGTATTCGACGGCAGCACCAGCGGGTAGCTCATCTGATTGGCTACAGCATTGATCAGGTCGAGATCGGCGACATACGCCTTGGTGCGCTCGCAGAATTCGATGGTGGCATTGCGCAGCCAGTGATCCACCATCGGGAGCGGCGCCCCCGGTAGTTCCGGAAGAATATCCGGATAGAACGCGCTCCACAGCTTCATGGCGGATTACTTCGCTTTCTTCTTACCTGTCTTGACCGGAGCAGACTCGATGTCGGCCTTGCCTTCACCCTCCTGTTGCTCGACTACGGCAGCGATGCCGGCCTCGATGTCGGCCTCGTCGGCGGGGTAGAAGTTGCCGGTATCCAGCAGGAAGCCGATATCGTCTTCATGAACTTCAGCGACGAGCATGCCACCTTCGTCAGCGAACGTGTAGGCGCGCTCGGAAGCCCGGGCGATCACGGTCCCATCCTTGCGCGGCTTGATATCAGTGGTCAGTTTCATGATTCGTCCTTCAAAAAAAAGGGGGCTTGCGGCCCCCTTCAACTCTCGTCAGAGAGACACCCACAAGGGAGGAGAGTGGATTCGTTACGCCTGACGGTGCAGCAGGGTCAGACCAAGCTCGCCGGCAGCACCCGTCGCGGCGGCGGTCGTCGACTTGGCCACGATGTAGCGGTCATAGGCGACAGGCGTCACGCGCGACATGGCCTTGCTGTAGAACTCTGCCTGGCCGCCCGCCTGCGAGGTCGTGACACCGGTTGCCCAGGCCGCGCCGCCATCGGCAGTTGCTGTCGAAATGTCGGTCGGCGTGACACCCTGCGTACCGTTGGCACCCACGGCGGCATTGGAAACACCGAACGCCCACTGGAGAGTCGGCGTGACGTTGGAGTCCAGATCATCCGAATCGACGATCAGCCCCACGGGCACGCAGCCGGCCGGCAGGATAGCGATATTGTCCAGCGCGTTGAGCGCCATTTCGCCCGCGGCAACGGCCTGGGCAAATCTGGTAGCGACAACGACGCCGGAACCCGCCACGGTTTGCGCCGCCTTGCGGCCGGCGATGTAATCGTTTTTGGTTGCGAAAGTCATGTTGTTCTCCTGGTTCCTGGTTCCTGATTACCGCGAAGCGCAGTAGGTATCGATGGCGATCATGCCGAAGTCCTGCGCGCCGGCCTGCTCGGTCGTGAAAGTGACCTTCTTGCAGCCGAAGATCGCCGAAGACGTGATGACAACCTGGTTGTTGTTGTCGCGCGCCTCTTCGTTCCAGTCGAAGCGCATGTTGGTACCAGGCGAACCGAAAGCGCACACCATAGCCTGCGCACCCATGAACAGCGCCCGCGCCGCTTCCAGGTTGCCACCGGCGCCAGCCGTGTTGAAGCGGATCGCGTTCTTGTGGCTGTGCAGGATCACGTCGCGGTGCATGCCCAGGCTCTTCTTGAAGAGCGGCGAGTTTTTGCCTTCGGCACCGGCGGCGGCTTTTTGTAGGTCGAGCCAGTCGCCCGTCGCGGTGCTCTTTCGCAGATCGTCTTCCTGCCAGGTGTGCATCACGCAGACAAAGACCTCGGCGCCGTCGATCTTGCACGGCTGCATGACCGGGATGCCAGACACGCCACCACCTTGCACAGTCGCCTTGTTGAGGGCGCGAGTGATCGCATCGAGGCTCATGCAGTCGTTGTTGGCGGCGCCCGGCGCTTCGTTCGAGATGTTGTTGAACGCGGTCGCGTTGCCGCCGTAGATCTGGTGCGAAGAGTCAGGAGCAACCAGGGCGTTGTTCGCGCGGCCGGTGTAGCTGGTAGAAACCAGGAAGTTCGGGTTGATACCTCGAGCGCCCGAGCCGTAGATGAACAGAAGTTCATCGAACAGGCGGGCCCACCAGGACGACTGCTGGCGCTTGGCCTTCTCGCGCAGGTTGTGCAGGGTGCGCTTGCGGGTCATGCGGCCACCCGTATTCACGCCGCAGCGGGCCTGATCGATGTAGACCGAATCGGTATAGAAGCGCTGGCGCTCTTCCTTGCCTTCCAGGGTATCGTCACCCTCGACCGGCGCCATGGTCAGTTCGGCGAGCAGATCGTACTTGATCTCTTCGCCGGCATCAGACTCGAGCTCGGTCAGGATCTGAACCGGAACTTCGGCTTCTGCGCCGCGCGCCATGAAGCGCGAATTGAAATAGGACTTGGCCGACGTATCGAGGGCCAAATTCCCGGACCACTTCTTGACTGCGCGGGGATCGTTTACCCCAACAACGGTTCTGGCCATTTGGAGGCTCCTTGGTTAAGTTTTCAACCAAGGCACACTCCTGCGCGCCCTGTTTCAATTTGCTACGCGATCATTTCATCACGCATGGCCCGAGGCTGATCGCCTTCCTCGCGCTCAATTTTCACATCCCTTGGCGCCGTCACCCGCAACCGCGCCAGTTTGCCGCTCTTGTCCAGCAGTTCAACGACGATGCGGCGACCGTCGAGCAGCAGGTGCTGCCCGGGCCGCACGTCAATCGTCAGTTGAGATATCTCCGCAGGCATCACGCCGTCGCCAGATACCGTTCCCGCTGCGCTGGCGTCATCTTGGCCAGCGCCTGTTCATAGGCCAGGCCATCCAGCTTGTCGATGTCGGCGAACTCGTCACTGACATCGCCAGGACCATCGCCGCCAGGCACCTGTGCCAAGGAAGCAGGTAGCTTACTGGCGTCTGGCTTGCGCTCTGCTGAAGCCTTCTTCTTCGCGTCGCCATTTCCGGACTCATCTGGCTTCTTGTCGGACAATCCATGCAGTGCCTTGGTCCGTTTGTGCGCCTCGTGCAGGAACCATTCAGCAGGCTTGTCAGCGTTTGCCGGATTATTGGCGAGCACCTTGACAAAGGTATCGAGGTCCGCACCGATACTGTCCTTTTCGGCTTTGTAGTCGATACCCTCGGCCTTCTTCACTTCGCGCATGAACCGATCGACAGTCCAGTTCCAGCGCTGAAGCTCAGTCTGCTCGCCCATTTCGCTGGCGATCTCGGCTTTAGTAGCAATCCTGTCGAGCTTCGAGCGCTCTCCTGAAATGGCCTTGTTCTCCGTCAGGAACTCGTCGGCCTCGATCTCGCCGGCCTTGAACTTGCGCGACAATTCCGCCTCGCGCTCATCAAGCGCTTTTACCTGGTCGTTGAAGTCATCGGGAAGACTGACCTGATAACTCGACCGGAACTCGTCCGCGTCGTCATCCGCTGCGGCTTCCGCGATCTTTGCGGGCTTGGCATCGTCTTCGGCCTTCTTGGTCGGCGCAGCAGCTTCCGCTTCCTCGTCGTCGACGTCTTCACCGTCTGAATCGGTATCGGAATCTTCGCCCTCATCGTCGCCGCCTTCGTCGTCGTCGCCGGCAATATCCTCGAGCGCGGCTTTCTCTTCCGGGCTCAAATCGTCATCTTCCAGCGCGGCGCGCTCTTCGTCGGTCAGGTTCGCCAGGGCGGCGTCACGGTCGTACTCTTGGTCTTTGCTCATGTGCAGAACTCCTGCTCTTGGTTGGTGGAATTACTCGGACTCGCTGGCTTCGCCCAGGACGGTCGCAACGCTTTCGAGCTTCTTGCGGGCCAGCGCCTTGACCTTCGCCATGCGTTTCGGGTCGGCCTGGATTTCCTTGGCACGCATCAGCGTGCGCATGTCGTCCTCGACCTGCCATTCCTCGTCAGGCTTGATGAGATTCACCGCTCCGCGCGATTTCTTTGCCATTGCATTTCTCCTAGTCGTCGGCCTCGTCGATCAGCAGAGCCAGGGCCGCCAGAATGAACGGATCCCCTGGGACATCGGCTACGCGAGTGGGCGGAACTGTGCCACGCATGGACGGAGGCAGGACCATGTGCGGTGCCGCCATATCAGCCCGCATGGCAATGGTTCTGGCGCCGCGCGCATCGTCTGCGATCTGTACCTGGATCTCGCGCAGGCCATCCAGGTATTCATGGTGCTCACGGAAAAGCCGGGTGCGCTCTTCGCTGGTAATCGGGTTCTTGCCGCCGCCCCCGTAATAGACCGGACTCTGCGGCAGTTCCTCCTGGACGAGCCAGGCGTAGTCGAGAAAGCACTGCCCGAAAGTCTCATGCTTCCAGCCCTTGAATACGCCAGAGGCGAACTGGATCATCATGCCACCCTGAACGGATCGCCCGGATCAAGCACTGTGGGTTCGTTGGCGTAGGTCGGCGGCACGCCGGTACCGATGATGGTGACGTTGTTCGTTTTCCGCATGTCCGCGTGTATCGGCGTCGTCTGCGCGGCGGCGAGCAGTGTGGATGCGTTGGCGGACGCGCTCGGCAGGCCCATCAACTGCGCCGATTCCGGCCCGGTCAGGCCGGACACGCCCGTCTCCACCACGTCGGGCACGCCGGAGTAATCGTTGTGGATGCTGTAGCTGGTCGGCGCGATGATGCTGGTGCCGTCATCGCGGTACAGGCGCACGTCCACGTCCGAGAAGCGGAGGGCCGTCGTTGCGTTGACGTTCTCGATCAGGATATTGACGACTGCCGTGTTCACCCGGATCGCTGCGGTCGACAGCGCGGTGATGCCGCCGTAGTAATAGCGGATACCACCCTCGGTTGTCAGCAGATGGGAGTAGTACGCGCCGAGCCGCGCCTTGCTGCTCACGCCGTCCGGGTCGTTGGACTCGATGTAAATGTGCCCGGTCGTGTCCGGGGAGAACTCCGTCACCAAGGAGCCATCGATGCCCCATGCGGTGTATATTGGATCGACCGACTGGCTGACGATGAACGGGCAACCGGATGTCGTCCAGACGCCTTGCGCCTCCGCACTTTGATACCCGAGCTTGCACACGCGCAGCCGGAGCGTGTCGCCGACCGAGACCCCACCAGCCAACGTCTTCGCATAGCTTGTGCCGGCCTCAAAGGTGTTGAGCAGTTCCGTCGCGGTCGTCACGTTGTAAAGCTGGACGCGGCTGTTGGCGAGGATCGTCGCTGTCGCCTGCGCCGGGGGCGTGGTGCTGACCGTCGTGCCGTCGTCGGCGGTGTGAATCGTGAAATCGGGGTGGGCATCGGCCCCGCGCAGCACGCGGACGCCTTTCAGCGCAGCGCCCGTGTCGCCGTAGAGCTTGCCGCGCACGCCCTTGAACTTGTCGCCATTGGTCTGCACGAGGTCGTGCCAGTTAAACGCATCCTTGCCTTGGAAGGTGCCGCCCGTCTCGAACGCGTAACGCAGCGCCTGCATGATATTGGTGCCGCTCGCGCTCGCATTGTCGGTGATCGTGATCGAGAATGCCTTGGTGTTCCACGTCACGGGCGTCGCGCCGTGGTCGGTGATCGTGATGTTGACGACGGGGTTCGCCCCAGCCACTCCGTTCGCGACAGGCGCAAGGCCGACGACGTAGAGCTGGTCTTCCAACGTGCCGTACAGGGCCACGGCATCGGCCTCGACCTGGTCGTATCCCTGCTCCTGCACCTTGAGGACGAGGTAGCCGGTGTAGTCGAAATTGCCGTGCGTGGCATCGCCGTAAATCTGGACAAGCTGGTCCATGTTGCCGCTGGTCACGGCCGCGCTTTGGGTCGTGCCACCATCGGTCTGTTGATAGCGTACCCGCGCGCCACTCGGCACGCCGACCGAGAGGATCGCCGCCCACGCTGCCGTTGCCGCGCCGCCCGTATTCAGGTAGCGCATGCCGTCGCGCGACAGGTTCGTGATCGTGTTCGGGTATGTCGTGAGGTCGGCTTCCCACCCGGCCAGCCACGAGAAGCTGTTCGGGCCGTTCGCAGCAATCGGGAAGGGCTTGTTCGCGAATGCCTCCGTCGTGTCGCCCAGCGCGATCCACTGTTCCAGCAGGTAGGAGGCGAGATTCTGCAAGGTGCTCGCGGTGGTCAGGCCGAACTTCTTCGTGCTGGCGTTGGCGAAGCAGTTCGTGTTGATCGTCAGGCCCGACGAGGCTTGATACCAGCGAGCGACGACTTGCGATACCGGCACGTCGAGGATGCCGTCAGGTCCGCCCGTGACGGTGATGCCCGTCACGCGGATCGGCTCATAGCCGGCCTTGAGGATGACATAATCGACAGTCGCAGTGCTTGAGCTATTGACACTCCACGTCTCAGTCGTGCCGCTGCTGGCCGTGCTGAAAAGCTCGGTATCTGTTCCGGTGGTGAATACCTTGACCTTGGACCCGGACACGAGACCAGTAAAGGCAAGGCCGTAGTAGTCCGTCGAGGGCCATGCACCGTAGCCAAGGTTGAACTCATACGCGCCGATGTCGAGCTTCGCGTTCAGCGTCGCGGTGCCGGTGCCGGTGCCCGCGCCGGTCGCCTTGAACGTCTCGCCCACCGTGTTGGCCGATGCGCCGATCAGCGTAAAGTCCGTCGTACCAACCGAGGCGATGGTGTAGGAAAGGCCGGCAACGAACGAGCCTGCGGTAACTGCGGTATTGTAGTTGCTGCCGGGGTAGGAGGGGCGAACCACACCCTTGATGTCCGTCAGCAGGTTGCCAAAGAACTCCGTGCCGTTCTCTACCAGCGCAGAAGTAACCGATGCCGGAGAAAGATCGAGCGTCGATGTGCTCGTGAAAGTCGCGCTGAATGGCGCCGTGTCGGTCGTCTCGATCCTGATGCCGGGAGATTTCGTCCATGCCTCGCCTGTTCCGCCGAGGTTGTTGGTTGCCGCCGTCAGGTCGGTCGCACTTGCCTGCCAGTTGGTCGTGTTGCCAAGCGAGGCGCAGTTGATCACGTACGCCTTGTTCCCGGCGCTGCCGCCTGCGCTGTTGTAGGCGAAGCCGGTCGTGTTCCCGTAGGCAACGCAGTTCGTGAATTTGAAGAAGGATTGATAGGCGTCCTGCTTAAATCCTGTTGCGAACCCGGTCACGACGCTGTTGTGAATTTCCGGTGAGGAACCACTATTCTGCACACCAACTGTGCTTTGATTGCTCGCCGACTTGATAAGCAAGTTCTTGGCGACGCAGTTGGTTGCCAGGTTCAAAGCGTAGTTTGGGGCGTATGCCGAACTGGTTTGATTTATCTCGATGCCGTCAATCACGTCCCCGAGTCTTGACAGGCTGATGCCTGAGAATGAACCACCGTTAAATGCTGCGATGTAGGCGGCTCCGAAGACGCCGTTATGAAACGCCCCTGAGCGCACGCCATTGACAACCGTAGTAATCGTGTTCCGGCCGCTTGGGATGCTCACGGTGCGCAACGCTGTGCCGGTGTCGGTGAAAGCCTGCCCGATCTCGCAGATTTCTTCGTCGGTGGTCAGTGCCGCGCTGCGCCCGCTGATCCACCCTGCGATGCCGTCGTAGATGCGCTCGACGCCGCTTGTCGTCCAGCGGCTTTTGTCACTCAGGCCAAGGTAGTACGCCGACTTCATCACCAACGAACTGCCCGTGCTGGTGAAGTCAATTTTGTTGGTCAGGCCAGAGTCGTAATAAAGCTCGAAGGTGCTGCTGCTGATCGACTTGGCGTAGTAGGTCGTGTTGAGCGCGAGAGCCGTGCCCGTCACGGTCGGCAGCGTGCCGGAGGTGAAGGCCACGCCGGTCGCATTGCGCAGGCCGTGGCTTGTCAGGGTGACAAGATCGGTCGTGTTGGAGACCGTGACGGACTTGCCGAGCGCACCACCCCAGCAGACGAGGGAGAAGACTTGGGCCACTGATTACCCCGTGTAGCGCTCTTCGGCGGTCGGCGGCGTGTCGAGAATCTGCGCTGCCCGTCCCGCACCGAGGAGGCCAAGCTGTTCGAGCTGCTGCACGCCAGCGCGAGTGTCCGGGCGATGGAGATCAATGAACGTCGCCGCCTGCACGTCCTGCAAGTAGGCGCGCAAGGTTGCGGCCAAGCTGCGCTGCTCCATCGTCGCCGCAGGATTGTCGAGCGAGGCGATTTCAAGCCCGACTTTTTCCGCCGTAGAAAAGCGGCTGCGGAAGGCCAGCCGGGTGATCCGCGTGCCCGGCAGCTCGTTGATCGAACCGTCCTGATTTACGTTGACCTCGGCAATGTGGTCAAACTCGGCAAACGGCAGCTCGGGGAACGCGACAGGCGCGTCCGCCGTGTAGGCGTAGACGGTCTTGTTGTCGGACTTGCGGAGGACGCGATAGGTGGGCATCACAGATCCTTCGAGAGCAGGTACAGATCGCGCGGCGTGGTGAATTTCATCCCGTCCGGAGTCAGCGGGTGGCCGGCGCGTGCGGCGCACACGAAGATCAGTTCCTCGCAGGTAACTTTCTCGTCGTCCCCATCGCCCATGCGGAACAGCCAGTCGATGACGCGGCGGTGGTCGTAGCGCACCTTGCGCCTCGCCATGTTCGCGGCAAGCTCCCACACTGTTTCCGGCGCTGGGTGTTCGATCTTTCGCACCTCCACCAAGTCCTTCTTGCGCAGGTAAGCGATGGGCACCTCGCGCACGCCGTCCCTCATCTCGCCGTCCTCGGGGTCTTGGAATGGAAAGCTGGTGGA